CACCCGCCTGCACGTGAGCGCCGTCATGGAGAACGGCGAGTACATCATCACCGTGGTGCCCAGACCCCAGGAGGCAGACAATGAGCAGGTGTAGAGGCTGCGGCGCGGAGATCGACTGGATCCGGACTCGCGCCGGTAAGAATATGCCGGTTGACCCCGAGCCGGTATTCGTGATCGTCGGTGAAGGCAGCGGCCGTTTTGTTACCGACGAGGGCGATGTAATTTCCGGGAGAGAGGTGCCCACAAACGACGGTACCGCAGACGCGGCTTTTGTTCCCCATTGGAGCACCTGCCCTGCGGCCAGTCAATTCAGGGGAAAGCGGTGAGGCTATGGCCGGTTTAGCATTAAAGCCCTGCCCCTTCTGCGGGGCTCCCGGTGAGTTATTCCGGGGCCAGCAGAACCGCGACGGCCACATGGTGCGCTACGTCCTGGCACGCTGCACCAACTGCAAGGCCGGTACCCGCAGGACGGACTACCCGGCGACCGAGCCGTTCGGCGAAGAAGATCAGAAGGCCGCCAATCTTTGGAACAGGAGGTACCCACGTGGGATTTAATAGCAAAGACCTGGCTCGCCTGGGCCCGCAGGCACGCAGGCAGGTACTCCAGAAGATGGGCGCACAGCAGCGCCCCCGCGAGGCCAAGACCCAGGGAAAGAACAAGTTTAACGCCAAACCCACCGATGTGATTATGCCCGACGGCACCGTGCGGCACTTCTCCAGTGAGAAGGAAGCCAACCGCTTCCGGGAGCTGGATCTGCTGCAAAGAGCCGGTGAGATCAGCAACCTGCGCTGCCAAGTGCCCTATCTGCTGATCCCGCACCAGAAGCGGGCCGACGGCAAGACGGAGCAGCCTTGCAAGTACATAGCTGACTTCGTGTACCACGACGGTACCCAGGAGGTTGTGGAGGACGTGAAGGGCTACACGGACACCAAGAGCGCAGCCTATAAGCTCTTTACCGTGAAGCGGAAGCTCATGCTCCAGGTATGGGGCATCACCATCAGGGAGATTTGAGGAGGACAACATGGATCTGCATTTCAAGCAGGAGGACAAAGAAATCATTGTCCGGGCGGAAAACAACCGTGGTTATAAATACTACGAGTTTACGCCGGAAAAGATCAGGGCTATTGCGGCCAAACCCGTGCGCGAAGTTGAGTATAACGAGTGGTGCTGCTTTCTTCAGCTGCTCTATCCTACCGGTCTTATTTGCTCCGGTCTCTTTGAGCCGTTCCTTGTGTTCGAGATCGTGAACGGCAAGAGAAAGGACCCGCCCAAGGAGCATTGGCCCAGTCTTAACCGCGCCGGAAGCGACGGCACTCTGATCGAGCGCTTTATCAGTGTCCTGGATACCCACGGTATCAAGGCACACGACACATGGTACGAGTTGACTGAGAAAAAGGCCGAATAGGCCGAAAGGAGTATTGCGCATGGGCTACCGCAAAGTAGGCTGGCTGGAACAATGCTGGTATGTCCTCAGATGGAAGCTCGCCCAGCTGAGCAAGCGGGGCGGGAAAGCGAAACAGAAAAAAGTCTGACAAAGGCTACCCTGGGCGCAGAAAACGTCCAGGGTATTGCCCTTTTACTGCACCGGGGAACCCCTCTCTCTTTTTTCTTTGTATATTTTCTTTTTTCTCTCTGGGGAGGGGCTTATCCATACATGGGGTGAAAAGACAAATTTACCCTGATATGCTTGAAGGACATAAAGCAGGAAAGGAGGCTGGCACCTATGGCCACGGCCGGACGGAAACCAAAGTTCACCAGTAAGGCGCAGATTGAGGAGCTGATCGAGCAGTATTTCAAAGACTGCGAGGGAAAGCCGCTCCTGGACGACGAGGGGCAGCCTCTGCGAGATAAATATGGCGAGGTTATACTGCTTGGCGCACGCCCGCCCACCGTCACCGGTCTTGCATTGGCTCTGGGCTTTCATAGCAGACAAAGCCTGCTGAATTACCAGGCTAAGGCGGAATTCATGGACACGATTACACGCGCGAAGATGCGTGTGGAGGCGTACTGCGAAGAGCGTCTGTTTGACCGGGACGGGCAGCGAGGGGCAGAGTTCAACCTGAGATACAATTTCCGATGGGCTCAGGAGGAAAAGAACGACAGCGACAGCGACGACAGCGGCCAGGGCGTTGTGATGATCCCGGAAGTGGGTGCAGGCAATGGCTAAGAACATCGTATGGCAGCCACAGCCACGGCAGGCGGTATTCATGGCCCGCCCGGAGTACGAGGCTTTGTACGGCGGCGCTGCCGGAGGCGGCAAGAGCGACGCTATCATCATCGAGGCGCTGCGGCAGGTGCATATCCCCCACTACAAGGCGCTGATCCTGCGTAAGACATTCCCTCAGCTGGCGGAGCTGATCGACAAGAGCCTGAACTACTACCCCAGAGCATTCCCCAAGGCCAGGTACAACGGCAGCAATCACACGTGGACATTCCCCAGCGGGGCGAAGATCATCTTCGGAGCCATGCAGTACACCAAGGACCGCACAAAGTACCAGGGCCAGGCCTATGACTTCATCGCCTTTGACGAGCTGACGCACTTTACCTACGAGGAGTACAGCTATCTGTTCTCCCGAAACAGACCCAACGGCCCCGGTACCCGCGTGTACATCCGGGCCACGGCCAACCCCGGCGGCGTGGGCCACGGCTGGGTGAAGGAGCGATTTATTACGGCGGCTCCGCCCATGCACCCGGTGAGCGAGGAAGTGAGCTGGCGCGACCCCAAGGGCAACGAGATCACCAGTGTGCAGCAGCGTATCTTCGTGCCGTCCAGCGTCTTTGACAACCCGGCCCTGCTGCAAAACGACCCGCAATACGTGCAGCGCCTGGCAGCCATGCCGGAGGCGGAGCGCAATGCCCTGCTCTACGGCGACTGGAACACATTCAGCGGCCAGGTATTCACGGAATGGGTGAACGACAGCGATCACTACAGAGACCGGGCAAACACCCATGTGATAGACCCGTTCCCCATCCCGGCGCACTGGGCGATCTGGTGCGGGCTGGACTGGGGCTACTCCCGCCCGTTCTCCGTAGGCTGGTATGCTGTGGATGATCAGCGGAGAATGTACCGCGTGCGGGAGCTGTACGGCTGCACCGGCACGCCGAACACCGGCGTAAGGTGGGAGCCGGGCGAAGTGGCCAGGAAGATCAAGGAGATCGAGGCCGAGGACGTAAACCTGAAAGGCCGCCTGATCCACCGCGTGGGCGACCCTGCTATCTGGGGCAGCGACGGAACAGAGAGCATTGGCGCTCTGATGGAGCGGGAGCGGGTTTTCTTTGAGCGGGGCGACCATGCCCGCATTGACGGCAAGATGCAGCTGCATCACCGCCTGGCCTTCGACGAGGAAGGCCACCCCATGTTCTATGTGTTCAACACCTGCAAGCACTTTATCCGCACGGTGCCCAACCTGGTCTATGACGAGACCAACGTGGAGGACATCGACACCGACGGCGAGGATCACATCTACGACGAATGCCGGTATGTGTGCATGAAGAACCCCATTGCACCCAGACCGAAGGCTATCGTGAAGCCCAGGCCCTACAATCCCCTGGACGCCGACGAGGCAGCCAGCTACGACCGCTACGAATTTTACAGGAAATACTGAGGAGGGTATCAACAATGGCAAATATCTTTGGGAAGAAACCCGCCGTCGTTCCGCCTGCCAGGATGGACGGCGCGCCGGGCATCGCACCGGAGGGCGAGCTGCCGCCCGCTCTGACCGCGATGCTGCTTAACCGCAGCCAGACGCAGAAAACCATCGGCCAGGAGGACATACGCAAGGCGGCGACGATCCTGCGGACCTACAAGGAGGGCAAGGCCAACCTGGAAAGCCGCATTGTGGAGGATGAATTGTGGTGGGAGCTGCGCCACTGGGAGGCGATCCGCACCGGCAAGCGCAACGCCGGGCCGCCCCACGGTGCCGACGGCGTTCCCGTCGGTGCCGGTGGCACCAGAGCGGCAGCACAGCCGGAGCCGTCCTCTGCCTGGCTGTTCAACTCCATCCTGAACAAGCACGCTGACGCAATGGACAACTACCCGGAACCCGTGGTGCTGCCCAGGGAAAAGGCGGACGAGCAGAGCGCGAAGGTCCTCTCCTCTGTGCTGCCGGTGCTGCTGGAGTACAACGACTATGAGCAGACCTACTCCGACAACTGGTGGGAGAAGCTGAAACACGGCACGGCCGCCTACGGTGTGTTCTGGAACACCGAAAAGGAAAACGGCCTGGGCGATGTGGATATTCGGGAGATTGACCTGCTGAAGCTGTTCTGGGAGCCTGGCATCACTGACATTCAGAAGTCCCGCAACCTGTTCTTGGTGGAGCTGGTGGACGAGGACCTTCTGGAGCAGGAATACCCGGATCTGAAAGGCAAGGCCAAGGGCAATGCCGTGGACGTGAAGGAATACCTGTACGACGACACCGTGGACACCAGCAACAAGGCTGTGGTGGTGGACTGGTACTACAAGGTCAAGCACCCCGGAGGCCGCACAGTGCTGCACTACGTCAAGTTCGTGGGCGACACCCTGCTGTACGCCAGCGAGAATGATCCGGCATACCGGGAGCGCGGCTTCTACGATCACGGCCAGTATCCCGTTGTCCTGGATGTGATGTTCCCGGAGAAAGGAACGCCGGTAGGCTTTGGTTATGTGGCCGTGTGCAAGGACCCGCAGCTGTACATCGACAAGCTGAGCGCCAACATCCTGGAAAACGCTATGATGGCCACAAAGAAGCGTTTCTTCGCCTCCACAAGCACCGCCGTAAATGTGGAAGAATTCCTGGACTGGAACAATCCGATCGTGCACGTGGAGGGCGAGCTGGACGAGCGCAGGCTGAAAGAGATCGTGTGCCAGCCCCTGGACAACATCTACCTGACAATCATGCAGATGAAGATCGAGGAGATGAAGGACACGGCCGCCAACCGGGATGTGAACAGCGGCGGTACCGGCTCCGGCGTTACTGCTGCGGCGGCGATTGCCGCACTGCAGGAGGCGGGCAACAAGGCCAGCCGGGATATGATCTCCGCCAGCTACCGTGCGCATACCCGGATCAATACGCTGTGCATTGAGCTGATCCGCCAGTTCTATGACGAAACCCGCTCCTTCCGCATTGCCGGAGAAACGCCGGGCGGCTACACCTTCGTGGATCTGGACAACCGGGCGTTGCAGGATCAGGTGACCGGAATGGACACCCAGGGTGTGCCTATGTACCGCAGGCCGGTGTTCGACCTGAAGATCATGGCCCAGAAGAAGAACCCCTTCTCCCGGATGGAGCAGAACGAGCGGGCCAAGGAGCTGTACGGACTGGGCTTCTTCAACCCCGAGCGGGCGCAGGAAGCCCTGGGCGCGCTGGAAATGATGGAGTTTGAGGGCAAGGACAAGGTTCTGGAACGCGTGCAGCAGGGACAGACGCTGCTCAATATCTGCCAGCAGATGGCGCAGCAGATGAACCAGATGATGGCCGTGATCCAGGCGTTGACCGGGAAAGGCCCTGGAGCGCCCGGTGAGCCTGCCGCTCCCCAGGAGGGCGGCGGTTCGGCTGCTGTCGTAAAGGACACGGGGAAGCCGAGCGGCGACCTTGCAAGAGGCGTTATGCAGGCGCAGACACCCATGACAGGTTACGGCCAGCGCCTGGCCGAACGCAGCAAGCCCAACATCGGAGGCTGAGCAATGACGAGGGTATATCTGGAGCAGGACGGCAACCGTTATTGTGTGTGCTGTAAGGGGCACGCCACCGGCAGCGTGGAGGCCTGCGCCGCCGTTTCGTGCCTGGTTTACACCCTGGCGGGCTGGCTGCGTAATGTGGCCACCCTAACGGTGGAGGAACGCCTGGAGGACGGAGACGCTGTGATCCGCTTCATGGGCGGCGACGCTGCCGAGACTGCGTTTGACGTGATCTGCGTAGGCTTCCTACAGCTGCAAGCGCAGTACGGAGCCTTCGTGCAGGTTGATCTACAGATTATTTGAAAAAATTACCCCTACGGGGTGAAAGCCCCGAAACTGCTATGATAGGCTGATATTGTCCTCCTGTTTCACCGACACGGGGAGCGCCGGGCGGAAACGCCTGGGCTCCTTCGTGTCCGGTGGGCAGCTGAGAGACCGATGCACGGGGGCGAAACTCCCGCGATTACAAGGAGGAACACTTTATGAAGTTCAACAAACTGCTTACCATCAACCTGCACCTGTTTGACGGCGGCGCTGCTGCCGGTGCAGCTGGTGCCGGGGCCGGGGCGGCCGCTGCCGGTGATGGAGGCGCAAAGGGCGATACCAAGGGCGCAGTACCCGGAGCCACCCGCCGGGGAAAATCGGGCGAATACAGCAATGTGCTGTTTGGAAAGCAGAACGACGGGGCGACCGCTGCCGGAGCTGTGACCAGCGCACAAGACCCGTCCCACGCCGCCGGTGCGGACAACAACCAGGGGGTGCAGACCACCTCCGACACTCTGGAGGCACGCCGCAAGGCGTTCCGGGATATGGTCAACGGTGAGTTCAAGGACGTTTTCACCGAGGAGACGCAGCGGATCATCAACCGCCGGTTCAGCGACACCCGCAGCCTGGAGGCTCAGGTGCAGGCTCAGCAGCCGGTAATCGATATGCTGATGCAGCGGTATAACATTGGCGACAGCGACATGAAGAAGCTGACCGAGGCATTGGAGAACGACAGCGCCTATTGGAGCGAGGCTGCCGAGGAGGCGGGCATGAGCGTGGAACAGTACAAGCAGTTCCGCAAGCTCCAGAGGGATAAC